TGGCGTATACGCGCCTAAACTGAAGGAAATAGATGAGATTAGAGGGATTAGTTAAAAAGGGCTGGGGCAGTGAATTGATATGGGCTACAAACGATCACTACTGCAGTAAGTTTTTAAACTTTAATCAAGGTGCTAAGTTTTCAATGCACTTTCATAGTGAAAAAGTGGAAACTTGGTATGTGTTAAGTGGTAGGTTCGAAATTGAAACTATTGACACTAACACAGCAGAAGTGCATAAGAAGATAATAGGCGAGGGTGGAGTACACCACAACGCCAAGCTAGTACCCCACAGAATTATTTGTTTGGAGGCAGGTACTGTATTAGAGGTGAGCACTCCAGACAGCGTAGAAGATAATTACAGAGTCCAACCCGGCGACAGTCAGCGATGATTTACTATATTGATATTGACGGCACTATTTGTACCAACACAAATGGCAACTATAAGTTGGCCAGACCCTACACAAATCGTATTGAGCACATAAACCAGTTATTTGATAGTGGGCATGAGGTACACTACTGGACTGCACGCGGCGGTCATAGTGGTAAAGATTACACTAAACTTACCCAACAGCAGTTGCAGGAGTGGGGTTGCAAATACACCAAATTGCATATGAAAAAGCCTAGCTATGATGTATTCATAGATGATAAAGCACTCAGCGACAAGGAATATTTTCAATGTATGTCGTAACAGGTGGTGCCGGTTTTATTGGTAGTAACTTGGTCAAGTTGCTTAACAAGCAGGGTATAGTGGATATACTTATTGTGGATGACTGTACGGATGCCACAAAGTTAATGACCCTAAAGACACTAAAGTTTTTAGCCTACCGTGATTTAGACAACATAAACTGGACTGAGTTGCTAAAGCTAGATATTCAAAAAGTATTTCACTGTGGCGGGATTTCCAGCACCACAGAGACGGACGGCAAGCGACTGCTTAACTACAACTACACTCATACTCTTAGTTGGTCAGAATTTTGTCAGCTAAAGCAAATACCCTTAGTATACACAAGCAGTGCTAGCGTCTATGGCAATAGCAAAACATTTGTAGAAACTGACCAACTAGATCCACTCAATCCATACGCAGTGTCTAAACACTTGAGTGAGGTAATTGCCAGCATGTCAAATACCTGGGTATTCAGACCATTCAATGTGTATGGCAGTGGCGAACAGCACAAAGGTGCACAGCAAAGCCCAATCAGCAAGTTTAAAGAACAGGTTGAGCAGGAAGGTATAGTTACACTATTTCATGGCAGCGACAAGATCATGCGAGACTTTGTGTGCGTTGATGATGTAGTAAACGTCATGGTTAACTATACCAGCAAACATCCAGGCATCTACAATTTAGGGTCTGGTGTAGCAACAAGCTTTTTAGAAATTGCTAGATTGTACACAGATAATTTGCACAGGATTGATATGCCTAACGAGTTGCGTGGAAAGTATCAGTACTATAGCAAAGCAGACTTAACAAAGCTGCGAACAAATCTTATAGGCGACTATAAGTTTATACAACCACATGAGTATGTATGTCAACATTAAAAGAATTAACACACCACAATCACCAAATCGCAGAAAATCACAGTTTTACACAGCTACTACTTGGTGGAAAAATTACTAGTGGTATATACGCCACCTACTTAGCAAATCAATTGCTACAATATCAAGTACTAGAGCACTGTGCAGATCACTTGTTGCAAGATCTGCCGGGCATACAGCGTAGTGAATACATAATGCAAGACTTACTGGAATTAGACGAGCCAGTAATTATATTTGACAGTACAGCAGAATATTGCAGACACGTAAAGCGTTTAACTGATCATGGCTTATGGGCACACATATACACCAAACATATGGGTGATTTGTACGGCGGCCAGATAATAAAAAGCAAAGTACCTGGTAGCGGATCAATGTACCAGTTTCAAAATCGTCAAGAATTAATACAACTATTAAGGACTAAATTGGATGTTAGCATGGCTAGTGAAGCAAATAACTGCTTTGAGTTAACCTTGCACCTGTTTAGCAGGATTGCAGATGAGTATAATCTTTAATAGGTTAAAGGCCCATGCGCTAGAACTTGAAAAAGTTTTAAGCTCACGGGCCTTTTTACTGCCTGAAACAAACACCTATAACTGGACTAACCAAGTTTATAGTAGTGCACTTGCAAGACGCATGCACTTGGACATAATAGATGCTACCGAAACAAAGAAGTTATGGATGATGCACCTGTGTGTATTTCCGCACACTTTTGATGGTGCGCCAATATTTGGCTTTGACCTTGTGGCTGGCCCAAATAAAGTTACAGGGGCTTTCTTAGACTTTAGCCCTATTCATCCCGAGCATAAGTTTAATAAATACTTTAGTGACAAAGTTAGCGGTTATGAGTGGTCAAAACCTAGAGCACTACCAGACTGGGCTAAAAAGATATTTAGCAGTAGTATGGTTGCAGCCGGGAATATTAATAGCGAGTTTGAGTTAGTAGAAATATTGGACTTAAGCAAAGAGCTGCTGGTGTACTACTTGGAAAATATAATGCAAAGTAGACCACCTAAAAGTTATGATGACTTAGTACGTGAGTACAACTACACTAAGCAACAAAACTTTTACTGTCAGCAACAAAAGCAGAACCCGCACACACCTAAAGTACTGCAGGCTTTAGGATTTACAGAGGATATGGTACATGATTTTATACATAAAGACCTATTTCCAGAACTTGTGGAATGATCTTGAACCTATATTGGCTATATTCCCAGAGGTGCATTAATGTGGATTTTTAACTTTTTACCAAGTTGGATATTTCAACTCACCTTTTTCTTAGGCATTGTTGTATACCTAGTAGCAACCACACTAAAAGTGCTGCCATACAGCAGCACTTTTAAGTGGGCTAGTATTGCTACCATATTTTTAAGTGTATACATGTTGGGCATGCAAGCAAATGATGATGTGTGGCGTAAACGAGCACATGACCTAGAACTACAAGTAAAAGCCCTAGAAGCTAAGAGTGCTGAAGAAAATGTAAAAATTGTGGAAAAGCTGGTTACTAAACGGGAAATAGTAAAACAAAAAGGTGAAGACATTATTAAGTATGTTGATCGCGAAGTGGTAAAAAATCAAGAAGTGATCAAGTATATTGAGCAATGTCCTAAACTGCCTGACGAAGTGGTTAACACAATCAACAAGGCGGCCAAGCCATGAAATACATACTAGTACTATTAAGCTCATTACTTGTAGGCTGCAGCACAACTGTGCCTGTTACACAAAAATTTCCACAAGCTCCTGAGATTTTACTACAACAATGTCAGCAACTAAAAGAAGTCAACAAAGATGCCAGTTTGGTAGATTTGACTAAAATAGTTGTAGAAAACTATACTCAGTATTACCAATGTAGTACATTGGTTGAGGGCTGGCATCAATGGTATAAAACTCAACAACAAATTTACAAGGAACTTAAATGAATTTGGAACTGGATCAATTACGAGAAATTATACCAAAAAACCCTTATTTACAGTACTGGTATAATGCCCTGGAACAGCTGCTGCCACAGTATCAAATAGATACTCCACAACGTTTGGCAGCATTTTTAGCACAGTGTGCGCATGAGTCGGGTAATTTTGTTTTTATCAAAGAGAATTTAAACTACAAGTGGCAATCACTACGGAAAGTATTTCCCAAGTATTTTCCAACGGATGCATTGGCGCAGCAATACGAAAAACAACCTGAACGAATTGCTAATAAAATTTATGCTAATCGCATGGGTAATGGCCCTGAGGAATCAGGCGATGGGTACAGATTCTGCGGCCGTGGGTTGATACAAGTAACTGGCCGTGATAATTACAGTTGGTTTGCAGCCAGCCTAGACATTAGCCCCGAAGAGGCTAGTGAATACATGGAAACCTTTGAAGGTGCTGCACAAAGCGCATGCTGGTTTTGGGAAACCAATAACCTAAATCAGTGGGCAGATCGTGGCGATATAGTCACATTAACTAAACGAATAAACGGTGGCACTATCGGTTTAGAAGATAGACAAAAACATTACCAACACGCACTACACGTGTTTGGTGCTTAAATTAAGGAGGGCAGAAATGCAAGTAAAGAATTTGGTAATTTTATTAACCTTTGCTGTAGGTTCTGCCTTAGCGCAAACTACGACCACTACTTACGACAACAAAACACTAGTAGATACAAACAGTACTAGCACTAGTACCAGCACAGTAAATAGTAATAATACTAGCACAAGTACTAGCACAAACACAAGTACTAGTACTGTAAATAGTACAAATACAAATAATAACAATAATACCAGTACTAGTACTAATACTAATACTAATATAAATCAGAATATTAATAGCGGCACACAAACTATTAATAACAATAATGTTAATAGTGGCACAATGACATACAATAACAATAATGTCAATACTGGTGATATGACTAACAGGAATATTAATACCAGCACTAGTACCAGTAATAATACTAACACTAATCATAATATTAATAGTGGCACCCAAACTTTTAATAACAATAATGTAAGCACTAGTACTAGCACTAATACTAATCATAATATTAATAGCGGTACAATGACTTACAACAATAATAATGTAAGCACTAGTACAAATAATAACATTAATACTGGTGACATGACTAATCGTAATATTAATACAACAACTAGTACAAATACTAATAACAATGTCAATACTGGTGACATGACTAACAGGAATATCAATACCAGTACTAGCACCAGTAGTAACACAAATCAAAATACCAATGTTAATCAAAATATTAACAGCGGTACTATGACCAATGTTAATCAAAACACTAGTGAGGTAACTCAGCGAGTAATTCAACCGCCAGCAACAGCAATTGCGCCAGCTATGTTAAGTGGTGGAAACCAAGATCTATGTAGTACTGGTACAAGCGGCAGTGTACAAACACAAATATTTGGAGTTAGTAGTGGTGGTACTGTTCGTGATTTAAACTGTGAACGCCTAAAGTTGAGTAAAACGCTATTTGATATGGGCATGAAAGTTGCTGCAGTAGCAACTATGTGTCAAGATCGCCGAGTATGGGACGCTATGATGGCTGCTGGTACTCCTTGTCCATATGAGGGCAAGATCGGTGAACAAGCTAAGGTAGCCTGGGAACAAAATCCAGAAAAAATTCCTAGCCCAGTAAAGGAGAAAGTTGATGACACTTATAAGAAAATGGGTCTTGGTGCTCTGCTTGGTTTGGTTGCCTTTAAACTATTCTAATGCCCAAGATTTAATTCCTGGTCAAATATACAACACCAATAATGTTATACAACAAACACAACAAGGTGGCCCAAGCACATGGGTAAACGGTGTATATCAAAGTAATTTAACTTGTTGGGCTGGAGGTGATCCTGGATACTGCGGGCCTAATGCAATTGTACGCCCAGGAAATAATATTAATTTTAGTTATGGCCTTACTAATTTATATCAGTTACAGGCCGTAGCTAGTGTACTACCAAATAGTGGATCTGGATTGCTTGTAAATGGTTATAATTTTGGATTTACTGCTAAAAATGGTAATGGCTGGGATGATGGTAGAGTAGACCAGCTTACAGCTTATGTAAATTTTTATAGTCCAAATGGTTCTACTGCATTTAATAAAAATTACAATTTAAACTATAAATTTGACTGGACCACATTTAATTATAGTGAAACTTTTACTACGCCATTTGCAAGTAAAGATTTAAGCAGTATTCAGTATGGATTTATTGGCAGGGATAATAATTTTTGGGCGGGACCGTACGGCCCTGAGATTAATAATGTTAGCTTCAGTTTAAAATATAGTGTGGATCCTTGCGTTAGTAATCCTCTATATTCTCCATCATGTACTGGATATATAGATGCTTTAAATAAACTAAAGCCGCCAGTAATAGAACAAACAGCAGTATTACAACCTGTAACAGAAAATTTAGTAATACAACCAGTAGTTACATCATCAGTACCAATATCTACCCAAGTTAGTACTGTAGTTACTCAGCCATCAGTTATTGAAAGTACTACACAAAAATCAACAATTAATACTAATAAAATACTAAGTATTATTGGCAGTGTACAGGCTCAAACTAGTGCAATAGAACGAAGTGTTGTACAACAAGCTACACAAGAAGCAGAAAAACAAGCAAATAAGGCAACTCAAGAAGCAGAAGCTATTGCTAGTACACAATCTCAACAGTCTCAACAAGACTCTCAACAAATTCAACAAAATCTATCTAGTACTAGTGTACCTCAAAATTTTTTAAATAGTAACAGACAAGATTTTTCTTTACAGGCTAGCTCAATAAATCAGCGAAATAATACTAGTTTTAAGGCTGCCACTGTTAATAATGCAGAAATATTTTTTCAAAATTTACCACAAACAAACACCATAAACAATATTGCTACTCAACAAGCATTTAATAGCAATATTACTGTAGGTATAGTAGAGACACATATACAACAAAATAATTTATACTCTCTTGTGCCTATAAAAACAGACCCTTTACCTGAAGTAAATATTGAGCAAAAACAGGTAATAGGCCCTACCAACTTACTAGAAAAATTTCTAGATTCAACACCGATTTTAGACAATGTTAGTCAGCAACAACAGTCAAAACCAATTAATCAAAAGGCACAAGATAGTGAAATAGCAGGACAGGTAACTTTAGCAAGTATAGCTAAACAACCACAAGGTTTTCAATCCTATTTAGCTGTTTTACAAGATGTGCCGTTTTACAAGTCTACAGAAATTTACAGAAATCAAACTACTGTAGACAATCAACGGGTTATGCGTGCACTAAGCGGAGCTAGTGATATAAAGCATAAAGAACTTGTAGATAGTCAATATAGGAGATAAAGTATGGCAGAAGAAACAAAAGATTTAAATAAAGAAGTTGATAAGTTAGAAGCCGCAGCAAAAAAGTATGCTAGTAAAGACACAGTTATTAGCATAGGCGGATACGAATTTACTCCAGCAAAATTAATGGTAGCATTTACTATAGTTTCTTCTGCTCTAGGTGGTTTGTATGGTGCATTTGAGGTCTACAAAGACTATCAAACAATGAAAAAGAAAATAGCTAGTTATGAAGCACCAGATTTAAGTGAGTTTGATAAACGATTAGCAGTAATTGAGCAAAACAGTAGTAAAACAGCAGACTATACCCGTGATATTAAAACTGATTTAAAAAACGATATTCGTAGAAATGAATCTGTTACAGAACAAATAGAGCGTAGTGTAAAACAAGCTCAGCGTGAAACTGAACAAGAAATGCGTCAAGCACGCAAAGATATACGCGAAGATTTAGAAAAAGCCAGAACTGAAGTCTCTGCTATACGTAGAGAAATGGTTGATGCGCGAAAAGAGATAACAAAAGAAGTTGATACACTTAAAAGAGAGGTGGATCAAAAAATACAAAAAGCTATAGATAATCCATTGGCTAATAAATAAAGGAGCTGTATGATAGATCCAATTACAGCCCTGGCAGGAATACAGGCAGCAGTTAGTTTCATTAAAAAGGTACAACATACAGTAGATGATGTTGCCTCATTAGGGCCAGCACTAGGAAAATATTTTGATGCAAAAAGTACTGCTACAAAAGCAGTAGTAGAAGCTAAAACTAGTGGCAATAAAAGTGCAATGGGTGCGGCCATACAAATAGAGATGGCTCTTGACCAAGCACAACAGTTTGAAAAACAATTACAGCTACTTTTTATGCAAGCTGGTAAAATTGATGTTTGGAATAAAATTAAATTACGCGCTCAACAAATGGAACTTGAAACTGCAAGAGAGGCAAAAAGGCAGCAATTGTTAGCTAAAAAGCGAAAACAGCAGATACAAGAATATTTTGAGTATGCAGTTATTTTTGTATTTACTACACTAATGGCAAGTGCCGCTGTATGGGGTACTGTTGAGTTGATTAAATATTGCTCCCAAGTTGGTTGCAGTCGTTAAGGAGTTGTCGATGACAGAAGAAAAAAAGCCACTTAGCAGAAGTGAACGCGAAGCAAAGATTAAAGATAAAGCAGGATTTATAATTGTAATTTTAGCAGCATTACTAGCCATAAATACAATGATTGGTGGTCAAAATAGCAGTAAAATTATGAATAATACTATTGCTGCTAATAATCAATGGGCATGGTACCAAGCAAAAAATGTTAGACAAGTGCTCTATGAAACAAGTGCTGTAGAAAGCAAAATACCCGCAAATAAAGAAAAATTTCTTGCAGAAGCCGCCAGAATGGAGGCTGATAAAAAAGAAATTATGGAAAAAGCTAAAGCACTAGAAACCGAGCGCGAAGTAGCACGCAAAAAGAGTCCGTGGTTTACCTGGAGTGGCAGTATACTACAAATCGGAATTGTACTGTTAACTGCTAGTATACTTGCAGTAAGTATGCCTATGTTCTGGATTAGTATAGTAGTAGGAGCTGTTGGCAGCATACTTGTAAGTCAAGCACTGTGGATGTGGTTACCAATAGTATTATAAGGAGCAATATATGATTGAAACAATTATTTGGTTATTAGTAGGTGCACTAATTGGTTGGCATTTTCCTGAGCCTCAATGGGCAAAGAATATAAAAGCTAAAGCACTAGGATTGTTTAGTAAAAAGGATGCCTAATGTCTGATAAAGAAGAAAAGAAGGACGAAGCACCAAAAGAACAAGAAAGTTGGTTGCAGAAAAAATGGCGTCCAATGATGGCCATGATGTATATGTGTGTTTGCGCTGCTGACTTTATCATATTTCCTATAATGTTTACTATTGTACAATTTTGGGAAACACAAGCAGCAAATGATGCATTTCGTCAGTGGGCTCCACTAACACTACAAGGTGGCGGACTGTTTCATATGGCAATGGGTGCTGTGCTTGGTATTACTGCTTGGAGCCGTGGTCAAGAAAAAATAGCAGGTGTTGCATCTCAACCAGTGGCAACAACAATGACTACTACAACTCAAACACAGCAAGTAAGTTATGGTGTACGCAATGAGCCGGGATTTACTAGTATGCCGAATACTAGCAATCCTGGAATTTCAACAGGATATGGTGGTAAACATGCACCACCACAACATTTTCCAGAAATTTAATAAGGACTAGTCTATGAAAAAATATTACTATATATTGTTGTCTTGTTTTGCATTTTTACTATACTTTCCACTAGCTAATGCTGCATTTGCAACTGAAACTAAGAAAGTTTGTGTTGATAAAATGAAAGACGGAAAACCAGTAATTGGTAAGGACGGTAAACCACAGCAAGATTGTAAAGAAGTTAAACAACATAAAAAACTTGAAGGCACAAAAGTAGAAGATGCCAAAAAGGAAACCCCTAAAAAATAATTATAGTTGACACGCCGCAAGTGGTCTGCTATAATATAGTCTAGCAGACCACTTTTCATCAATCCTTTAAGGAAGTCTATGGCTAGTGGTAAAAAAGCAAGACGAGTAAACAATACGCCAGATAATCCGGTTGAATATGGGTTTCAAGAAGTAAAACCATTAAATTATATTCAAGCAGAGTATTTAAGAGCAATACATGAAAATCAGATTATTTTTGGTATAGGTAGTGCAGGTACAGGTAAAACTTATATAGCAGCGCTATATGCTGCCAGTGAGCTATTTCACCGTCGTATAAACAAAATTATCTTAACCAGGCCGAATATAGAAACTGGCCGTGGACTAGGATTTTTACCTGGTACATTAGAAGAGAAGTACGCACCATATTTAGAACCTTTTGATAACATCTTTAGCAAGAGTTTGGGTAAAGGATTTTATGAGTATGCACTTAAAAATAAAAACATAGAACCAAAACCACTGGGTTTTATGCGAGGCACAACCTTTGATAATTGTGTAGTCTTACTTGATGAAGCACAAAATGCTACACGAGAAGAAATGAAAATGATCTTAAGTCGCATAGGTAAAAACTGCAAAATGATTATTAGCGGCGATACTGATCAGTGCGATATATCTAATAGCGGATTAAGTGATGCCGTTAGTAGATTAGGATCAATACAAGGAATAGATATTGTTAGATTTGTTGACGAAGATATTGTTCGTAGCAAATTGTGCAAAGATATAATTTTAGCTTATAGAAATTAGGAGATAATATGGCTAAGACATACAAACCAACAAGTGGCATGGCCAGTGCTGCTAGACGGGCACTGAAATGGAAAGACGAAGGCAAGCCTGGTGGCACACTTGTTGGCTTAGCCAGAGCAAATCAACTAAAAGATCGCGAACCATTAAGTGCTAGTACTGTGTTACGAATGTACAGTTTTTTCAGCCGTCATGAAGTAGATAAACGTGCAACTGGTTTTAATAGTGGCGAAGAGGGATTTCCTAGCAAAGGTCGCGTAGCTTGGGACTTGTGGGGCGGCGATGGTGGCTATAGCTGGAGCAGTGCAAAGCGCAATCAAATTATGCGTGAACGCGAAGGTAAAGCACTAAAACTAGTACAAATTACTAAAAGTATTGTACCAGATATGATGTTACAAGCTGCTGCACAAATGCTGGAAGACTATGCAAATCAAAGTATTCCAGAGTCAGATGATGCATTTGGACAATTTATGTATCATGCACAACTATTAAGAAATGGTCATTTAGACGTTTATTTACTAGATTTACACATGGTTGATCCAGAATACAGAGATATATTAATTACTGTATTTAGTGAGCTAGATATTAGCGAAGAAGGCAGTAGTGATACTGTAGATGAAGAAGATAGTAACTTAGATACTCCAACATAAAAAAAGCCCGGTAGATTGCTCTACCGGGCTTTTTATTTTGTTTCATCTTCTTTTGGAAGCTGTTCTTGTGCTTGTTTAACTATTTTGTTAGTCAATGGGTTACAAGTTTTTGCAGGCAATTCTTGTAATCCGCTAAGCACTGTATTAATTTCTTCCACTGTTAGTTCAAGTACTAACAATTTTTGCTTAGGGTCTTCTTTTGTCATTTTATAGGACAGGCTCCTGTAGAACAATCCTCGCCCATGATCTCGTCAAAACTATTAGCATTGTCAATATCTACAGGCTTTAGATTTTGTACATACTCACGATATGTATGCTCGTCTACTACTTCTTGCGGAAGATATAGGTAACCTAAATCTTTAGCAGTTTTGGTAGGATCTGTACGATAAATAAAAGATACACCAACATAGCAATCCCAGTTGTCTAGTAGCCATTCAATAATTTCTGGAACTTCACTAGGATCGTAACTAATAGTTACACTAGTGTTTTGCTGTGTCCAGCTAGTCTGTATAACTTTATACTTTTCTAACTGCTCTACTGCACTATCTAGGTTAACTTCTTTTCCATCTACTTTATGGAACGGTACGTCTTGCCATTCCACTGGGAATGTGATTAGCACACCACTAGGATCTGTAGGATGATTAATTACTTTGTATCCAGAATTTCGTATTACTTCTACGATTGGGTCAAATCTACTAAACTGTACGTTATTGAATATGTACTTGCCCAGTGGTTTGTGTACTCCCTCGGTAGTGTCCATGATCTTACTGAGGGTTCCGCTGGGCTTGATACAGGTAATATTCTTTGGACTTGGTAACCCCAATTCTTGGGCCATACCAACTGCTGCTGCGGTAGCCGTACGCTTAAGATACTCATAATCATATCCTGTCATGTCTGGTCGTTTTGCAATACCTGTTAATCCTACTCCGCATAAGCGCAAAAAGTAGTTATTTAGGTGCCAGGCTTCTTGCAAAATACCGTCCTTTAGGTTAACGCAAGTTTGGCGATAATTAGCACGAGCTGCTAGTCTGATGGCTTCGTGTAGTCCGGCAGTATCACCCTTAAACTTGGCAATATCTGTTTCTGTTAAGTTACAAAAGGACTTGTTGCCAAGCAAAATCTCTACACAAGGATTAGCGCCCTTAAACCAAGGAGCACGACGACGTGCCTCCACAGCATTAATAAACCCGGGTTCACTACCACCGGCTTCCAACATTAGTTGAAATATCTTTTCTAAGTCTTGTTTATTTGGTTTCTCTTGGAAAACTAGACTATTGTTACTCTGTTGACGATGACTATTATTATATAGCCACCAATCTTTTTTAGCTACTGCAAATTCTTCCCATTCTGGTTGGCCATAGTCGAACAGTGCGATCTCAGCACTTCGGCGGCTGCTAAGAATTGTGCCCAAGTGATTAACAATATCCAAAATGTCCATTCGTGTGAGTAGACTATCAGCCCGACCATTAAGAATGTTGGCAATAGCAGTATAAGCCACACTAATGGCGTCGTCTCCGCTCGAAATCCATCCATATCCCTTTAGCCTTTCACCAGCGGGTCTGAGTTGTGAAAAATCAAGTACAAGAGTATCAGCAGGGTACTTACCCGCAAGCAACTTGCCCACAGACTTAGCCCAAGCCTCTGCACTGTCTCCGACCTGAATAGTCCAGGTCTTGCTATCTTGATCCCAGTACTCCACATTTTCTTCATTACCACCCTTTTCAGTGCGCGTGCTTCTGACTACTTTAATGTTCTTAATAGGCTTGCTGAAACCATTTAATGTGCCAACTACTGGTTTGAATCCAACTCCACAACCCTGTAGCAGTAGCCACAGTACATCTACTACATCGTATACTGTTTCAACTTCGGTAAAACTACAATTAAACTGACTAGCTTCACGATTTTTTGCTACATCAGTACCACCTAACCAAAGAGTGCGACCACTCATAGAGACTTTACGATCCAACATTAGTTGCTCTAAGTCATATAGTTCTGCATACTCTTTGTCATTTAGCTCACGACCAACTGCACGCTCCCACAACCACTGCTGATGGTCAATAACTCGGGCAACAGTTTCTTGCCAGGTTTCAAATTGTTTACCGTCGTCTGAAACTGGTCTATTGTATGTTCGACGTGTGATGACTTGTGCTCGTGTAGAAACTGCCATATAATCCTTTACTTAAGTTCCAGTACTGCCGAAACCGCCAGTACCTCGTTGTGTATCATTCCAAATATCGCTAAAAGTGACTAGCTCTATTTTTTGTATAACTAGTTGTGCAATGCGATCGCCACGTGTAATTTTGTAAGGGTCGCTGCCAAGATTTTTTAAAATTACTTTGATAGTTCCACGATAATCACTATCAATAATGCCTACGCTGTGAGGGATTTGAATACCTTTTTTACCTTGACTACTACGATTATATACGAAGCCTGCATAGCCTTGCGGAATTTTAACCGCTATACCAGTATCAACAAGTTTTTGCTCTAGCGGTCTAATTTCAATTTCTTGTGTATCATCCTCAAACCATGCAAATAAATCTGCACCAGCATCACTAGGGTGTGCTCGTTGAGGTAATTTGGCTCCTGGGCTAACTAAGCAGTTAATACAAGGACCAAACACAATACTGTTTAAATTTGAAGTAGTAATAGTATAAGTTCCGTAATCAGTTGTTGACATAAAGTTCTAATATTTCATCTATTTGTTTACAATTTTCAGTACCCAGTGCTTCTTCGCAGTGAGTTACTAAATCCATTAGTTTGTAGTTGAGCAAGAGTTGTTCTTTTGACTCGTTGAGTTGCTGAACATATTTGTATCGACTAGCAATAGGAATGCTAGCAATAATGTCATAAGTACTACCATAGTCAGCAACCAACTGCTGAGCACGTTTAGGCCCAATACCAGGGACACCAGGTACATTATCACCACTATCGCCTGTAAGACACTTAATACTAATGTAGTCTTCAGGGCTAAAGTCATAGTGCGTATTCCAGTTATCCAGTGTAGTTTCTTTGCGTGTAACATAGCTAAATCTGCTTACATTTGGTTGAATTAGTAAATCCCAATCTTTATCACTACTAACTAGCCAAATATTATCTACTTGTAAATTTTGTTTATTGTTTACAATGTATGCAGCAATATCGTCTGCCTCTACTCCTTGAAACTTGATAACAGGATAGTCAGTGGTTTGCTGAATGTGATCCAGTGTTTTTGTAAAATCTTCAAAGAATAATTCAAAAGCTGCTTTTTCTGCTTCTGTTTGTTGCTCAAATCTGTCTTTACGATTTTGTTTATAGTCGCTGTAAATTTCTTTACGATACTGACTACTACCTTGATCACACGCTATAATTACTTTACTGGCTTTATAACTCTTTTTAAGACTCTGAACAGTACGCAGATAGTCTTCGGCAAAATCTGTAGCCCCACTGTGTTTATAGCGAAAAGCTAAATTAAGGGCATCAACTACTAGTAGTGTATTTTCTGTTTGTTGCATTGTTTGAAATGTTTTTGACATTGTTTTAATCTTTTATTATATCACTTGTAGTTGAAAATTTCAAGACACAAATTGAGTATTTTCATTTTCAAGCCAATCTTCTAATAGTGCTACAAAAAACTCATATCCATCGCAACTTACACATAAAAATCTGTAATTACTAGTTGGTAAGTCTTCAAATGCAACAAATAATTTAGATCTGTCAAATTTAAATATTAGCAGTGGATGTTTGTTTACTTGACACGCTTGACGATATGCTTGTCTCCAAAACTCAATAAGTTGTGGTGTTTTTGCCGTTAGTAATTGTGATGTTAAATGATCCTCTGCATAACCTTTGACCTCAACAGCAAATAGGTTAGTCATGCCAGGTACGTACAAATCGCCCTTTAGTAAATGTTTAGGGTCAAGAGCACCGCTACCAGGCACTCTTTCCCAATTTAACTTAGTATGCTTACGCAACATATCACGGGCAATAGTTTCTGTACGAGCACCTTTTGCTCTACTGTCTACCATTAGTCAGCTTGTTCTTGAGGTTGTTCTGAACTAGCTTTCATAGCCTTTACCCGTTCCTTAGCTGTTAGCTTTCGCTCTGGCGGTGTGGTAGGGGCCACCGATTCGCTTTGTGCGGATTCAAGGGCTGCAGTGGGCGGGGCAACCTGGGCTGCAGTATTACTATGCCTAAGTGCACTTTGTTCTTTGATTTCTAGTTCATCCACACTATAAACTACTGTGCCTTGTGTAACTTCCATAGTAGCCAAATCCTGGTGTGTTATTAGCTGATGTAAAAAGATAGGCTTTTTTACCCCATCACGAGTATATGTTGCTTTTGCACCATCTTTTAGTTGTTCTATTTTAATCATATTAAGCCTCTATGCTAGATATATTTCCACGTTTTACTACATTTACTTTTTCCAGTAGCGGATGAGTAAATCCGTGAGATACTAGGAAAGTATTTAAATGCTCCTCTTTTAGTAGCACTTCAACTAGTTTTTCTTTGCCGTCTACATCCAGCGCTTCAACAGTTTCGTCTAAAATTAATAAGTTAATTCTACTGCTGCTTAAAGTTTGCATTAACTTGCGAATTGCTAGTAGTGTTGCAACATTTACTCTGGCTTTTTCTCCGCCACTAAGGGCTGCCATTTCAATGTCTTTACCATTATCCGTGATTACAACATTTAGCTTATCACTACTGTTAACTTTAAAACTAATTTGAAATCTTCCGTCACTTAAATCAACCAAATATCTATTGGTAATTTCTTCTAGATCTTTTACTAAACATTCTATTTTATAGGCTACAAGACCAGTAGTGCTAAATGTTTTTGTAAGTATGTTTATAATACTCATGCGTTCACTTAGTTTATGCAGCTTTTCGCTATGCACTTCTAGTTCTTCGCTCATTTCGCCTAGTTGTTTACTAATCGTATCTACTTTAGTATTGTGACTAGTTGCACTAGTGTTATGCCTTTGTGCTTCTACAATTAATTCTTTAGTAGTAGTAATATTTTGTTGTAGCTCTGTTATTTGTTTCTCAAGTACAACACGATCTAGTGGTTCTGTTGGTAAACTTTCATCTATTAATTGATGATACTTTTCCCAAGACTCTTGTGATTTTTGAGCATCTTCCCATTCTTTTTTGACTTGAAATAGCTCTGTAATAACTTTGCTAAGCTCATCAATACGAGTTTCTGCTAACTCAATCTCTTGAGTTTTTTCAAGAATCATATTATTGACTTTTTCTTCGTCAATTTGTGATAGACAAGTAGGACAAGTACCCTCCAGTACTTTCATCTTCTTTATAAAAGCTTTGGCATCTTGTACGGTTTTATCTAAACGTACTTTTTCTGTTTGTGCTGGCTCTACTTGTTCCGTTGGTTCTTCGGGAATTGGTACTAATTGAATTTTTTCTTGAAGCTGCTTATAGGTATTGTTTTGACTAATCTTTTTATTAGTTCTATCTATATCTCTAAGAGTGTTTTCTAACTCTACAGCTTCTTGTAATAGTGCTTGGTCAAGAACAGGTACTTCTACCAAAGGTTTGGTTGTTAGATCAAGCTTTTCATATTTATCTAACCAAGCCTTAACCGTAGTTACTTGTCCATTAACTTGACTAATATCTTTACTGAGTTCATTTGCCACTTCTTTAAAAACTTCGGCGGCTTTGGTGTACTTTGTAAGATTTAGTATTTCTATCAAAAACTTTTTACGAGCAGTATCTGCGGCTGTTAAAAACTCTAAACTACTTGCATTGCTTTGATATACAATCTGTGAAAACCCTTTGTGGTCAATACCCACAATGTCTTCAATCATTTTATATGTTGTAGTAGCAGTATGACCACTAATGTCTTTACCATTTTTTAACAGCTTTACTGTTTGTTGTGCGCCTCTACTGCTTTTAATAGTATATTCTATACCATCTTTTTCCAAATCAAGTTCAATAGTATAGGTTTTATCTTTGATATATCTATTCAATATATCTGCTTTTTTAATACCCTTACTATTTTTATTAAAAAGGACTTCTTCTAGTATTAGAGCTATACTACTCTTACCATGGCCATTTTTACCAACTAATTGCGTCAGAGGAGCATTGATAAAATTTACTTTATTATCTTGACCATAGCTAAATGCGTTGCTCCACCTTAATTCTTTAATAGTTATCATTTATTTAAGTAATTGGCCAATTCAGGTAATCCACCAATGTGTACTCCGTCTATAAATATTTGCGGAACAGTACGGGCATTTGGAACTTTGTTAGTAAGATCCTCTAACGTTGCGTCTATTCCAATAACTTTTTCTGTATAAGGAATATTTTTATTTTGTAGCCATCTTTTTGCTGTTAAACATCCAGCACAATCTAGCTGCGACCATACTTCTACTTGTCTATTGTTCAAATTTGTCTGCATAATTTTGTAATTCCTGTAATGCTTGGTCAATAGTGCTGTCTGGTAATTGAAGTATATACCGTAAATACTCGCTTACTTCTTCATTTAATGACATATCTTTATCTAGTAGAAGTGCAGTATCTGTTTCACGCTTTAGCACTTTGCGATCAATTAACTCGCTATCTTCTAGACTGCCTAGTTCTTGCATATCACCTTCAACCTGATATATTGTGTGATGATAAGGTGTTGGCAGTTTAGGGTCATTAACTCCTACTGTTTTTCTAATAAGTTGTGGTACTTCTAACTTAAGCCAGCTATGCTCTAGCGTTTCAGTATCAAGCAAAATTATGCCTGTATTAACAACTTCTCTGTGAAAACTCGTTGTAACTGGACTACCAGGATATAGTATATTTCCTTGACAATTTTCATAGCTGTGTAAATCTCCAGCTAATACAATATCCCACTTATTAAAAATATCTAGGTTTACTTCTGGCTGTACATGTGGTGGTATTTCTCCACGAACGTGGGTACATAATACACTGCCACCCTCTGGCCAAGGGTAGTTACCTTGTTCAAATTCTTTAAGTTTGTTGTAAGGCACAAACTCTATGCCATAATCACTGTAATAGTCATCAATAACTATTACATTTTTATTCATCTTATTAGTGGCTTTTGCAAGATTAGACATAAAAGTCGTATTTTTCTTGATAGCTTCATGATTGCCACTATAAATTATAGTAGGAATAGTACAATGATTAATTAAATCAAAGTATACCTCTAATTCTTCCATATTAGGTAGTTTATCAAAAACATCACCACCTATAACAAACACTTCTGCTTGTTCTTGACAGCGCTCAAACTCTTTCCACAATAAATCGTAGCGATTTTTAGCCCAGTCTATTGGAACATTCTTCTGTCCCAATTTTATATGTATATCTGCTGTAAATAAAACTTTCATGCTTTCCTTTTACGAGACAAAAAAGCCCGCTAATGTTTAGACTTAGCGGGCTTTTATGATTTTAGCCTAATTCTTTTACAGCTTCTTGCTCTGACTCGTCAGTAGCCTCTTCTTCTGTATTAGTAGTAATCTTAGTTAAAAGCGCTAAAACCTCCTCTGATGTTGGACGTGGAAACTTCTCATCAATATTTTGAGCTTTGTCTGCCAATTCCCTTTCTTCAGGAGTTAATGAACGGGGCTTACAACGTAAAACTTGCAATGTGTATTCTACATTGAAAGCTAGTGGGCCGGTTTTGGTACGCTTAAATACTACGTCCCAACCAGCATCATAATCAGTGGGATCACCCAAATCTTCTGCTGCTGTAAGAATCTGTTCAAACAGTTTCTTTTTAAGATTTAGTGCTTTAACTTTACCATCCCTAGGGTCGATACAGTTAACGCTGTAGCTCCAGCTACACTTTGCATCAGGGAAAAAGTCTTGAACATGATCTTTTTCCATATTATCAAATTTTTCTTTTTCACGACTAAAGGCTAAGCACTCAACAGGAATATCCTTGTTATTAGTACCCTTTAGCCAATAAATATATCGTGGAAGGACTCCGCCAATCAAACGAACTGTGTTTTCACCGTCTTTGTATTCGTATGCTTCAACTGTATTTTTGATTGCTTTGCCTTTGGTTTGTTTAAAACTAAGTGCCATTTTTGTTTAATTCCTCGTATTTGAAATAAATTTTATTTTCGGTTATCGTTAGTAGCGGATTATGTTTTATTATATTAACATTTATATCCAAAAAATAAGATAAATCTAAGTGCTTATAGCCATATAATTTATACAATAAATAGTCTCTACGTCCGGCTAGCCGAATATACTGAGCTTTATAAATTATATCTGTAGTTTTATCTTCAAATAGTGCTTTTGCATTAAGTAAGAAACTAGTTCCAACTAAATTATTAAGTGGTTTTACTAAATCTCTAACGTTTTTTGGTGCTATCTTTTTTAAATAATGCAATCGCAAAGTTTCGACTAATTTTTTAGAATCATTTCTTGTTTTAGTCTCAAGTGTTTGTAAGTCAAAGAAAAGTGCCATAATCTAGAACTTATACTATATTATAGCACAGCGGCTATGTAGTTACAAGTTGAATTTTTTAAACCGTTACAACTTCCCAGCCTTTACGCAAGTAAAGACCAAGTCTGTCTGTATTTTGTTTCTTATCTGCCCAGCCAGCAAACTGTATGTCTATAACTATAGGATTTAGTTTGCCTTCATGTGGACGCATAATTCTGCCTACTATCTGTTCTAATAGACTATCATTACTCATCGGTACTGCTAGAATAACGCAACTTAAAATATTTATTGAAATTCCTTCGGCAAATATTTGACGGGAACCAGCAATACACATTTTTTCTTTGTTGAGAATTTGTTCTTTTGCTCGTTGTCTTGCTTCAAAGTCTGTTTCGCCAGTAACCAACAAACACGTTTCTCCAACATATTCTTTTACCTTTTCTAAAAATTCTACTCTATCAGCTACAATGAGAACACTATGGCCTCCGCTAATATGCATATCAGCAAGACCAGCAATAAACTTTCTATAATTGTCATTTTGGGTTAAATCATTTATTTTTTCAACCCAAGTTGCGCCAGGCTTTAAAGTAAGACCACTTTTTACTATATGTACTACTGGATTTATTGTATTGGCTTGTGGTGGTTTATATACTGTATGGCCAAAATAATCTTGAAACAATATATGTTTGCCATCTTTACGAGTCATAGTCCCACTTAATGCTATTCTATATCTAGCATGAAAAGCGTCTACTGTACCAGCAAAGGTAGTTGCTGGGCAATGATGTGCTTCATCTAATATTAATGTGCCGAACTCTTTGCATAATACATCAAGATTTTTAACTATTGTTTGTATATTTCCTACCACAATAGCATGATCTTCAATATCAAACTTGCCACTACCAATTATTCCTGGTGATATTCCGAATAAGGTTTCAACTTCTTCTACCCATTGATCACGCAAAGCAGTAGTGTGTGTAATTACAAGCGTTTTTTGCCCTAGCTTTTTAGCTGCATGTAAGGCAGTAAAAGTTTTACCCCAACCAACAAGTGCATTAATAAAGCAAGTATCAGTTATTTCATCATAAATAACTTGCTGATCTTCTCGTAAATTAAATTTAGCGGTAGGAAATGGCACTGGATTTAGTATGCGCTTATCTACCAAATCATATTCTTTTGGTATTAGGTCTAACCTGCCCTGCGGAACACTAATAATACCATTCATTAGTGTTTTATAATTTCTAATAGTTTCTACACTTACAAATTTTTTACTGCCTGTATCTTTGTGTATTTTATAGGTAAGTGTACGCATTATATGTTTTGTATGCTCCTTGCCAGGATCATCCATGTATATTCGATTAGATATTACAGCTTTAGGCATTATACTAGTCTCCAGGTATCTTTTATCTGCATTTCATAAAATCCATAGAATATGTAACCACCGGCTATTTCTAATAAACCAGCATATTTTTCATATGCTTGTGGAGTTTGCATAGACTTAAACCTCTGTGATAGACCTTCAACTTCTATTACACACCCTAAGGTAGTTGCAGGTAAAACTTGTTTTATCTTTTTTGTTGTCAGCTTGGCGCGCCTGGATTTTTTATGTTGGAATACTTGGCCGGTGTTATCCACAAACCAAGTTGTTGCTTTTGCTAATTTTATTAAATCGGCTAAAAAATAAATAGCCGAACCAATAGGAAATAGCGAAACTTTTTTTGCTAATGCAAGTCGTCTAAGTCCTATGGTTGGCTTATCAATGCTTTTATCATCAACTATTCTATAATTACTAGAGTATTTTGCACTATCTTTATCGCTATATTCTGCCATATAAAAAGTTACTCTATTTTCAATAGTTGGTTTCTTTTCACCTAGTCTAAATACGGGAAAGTTTATTTCCTGTAATGGTGTAGGTTTCAATGAATTTTCCAAAACTGTAGTCATCTCCTATATCCTGGTCAACACCAATTGGCGAACCCGAAATAGAACAGCCCCAGTCATGCTGAGTGTTACGCTTTAGGATTTCGCAGTACTCTTCCACATGGTCTTCGCGCACAAGTGCTACAATGGAGTCGTGGACGAGCATGAAGATTTTTGCGTCAAGCTTTCTATCGCTAATTTCCTTAGCAGTACCCATAGCTCCGAGTAAGTTAATGTCGCTTGCCAGCGATTGGATTTCGCTATTAATACCACTTCGTACTTCGTGGGCGGCAATTCCTTTGTCGCTGGAGAATACATTAGGCAGGCGTCGCTTTCTGCCAAAAAAGCTGTAAGTATATCCATTTTGTTCAATAAATGCCTTACGAGTATCAAGCCACTGTTTAAGTTTATTAAATCTAGTAAAGTATTGTTTAATATCGCTCTGTGCTTGTTCTACAGGATAAGGTTCCCCTGTTGCTTTGGTAACAGTTTGTGATACTTTATTAGCGCCACTACCATACAAAATACCGAATGAAATAGCTTTTGCGCTTTGACGCATAGCACCATACTGTTTTTTGACATCTTCCACTTCACACGGCAGATTAAACACCATTTTTGCAATTGTACTATGAAAGTCACCGCCACTGCTGAATACTTTTTGCAAATTAATATCGCTACTTAATACAGCTGCATAGTACATTTCTGCAGTTGTTAAGTCTTGCGATACTATTTTATAGCCTTGCGGAGCTTGGATGCAACCTTTGATAATAGGATCGTCGCGAGGAATTTGCTGAGCGTTAAACTTACCAGAACTACTGAGACGACCGCTAGTGGTAAAAGTAAGATTAAAATTGGTACGAATTCTACCATCTCGATCAAGCTCTGGTAAAATCTTTTGAATGTAGGTATTCTGAATCTTGCCAAGCTGCCTCACTTTCAATATTGCTTTTGGTAGTGGGTGTTGCTCACTTAGTTGTTCGAGTACTTCTGCGTCTGTTGAGATTGCTCCTGTTGCTGTCTTTTTACCAGTAGGCTCGAGACCAAGATAATCGAACAAGACGACGCGGAGCTGCATAACACTATTAGGATTAAAAATTTTCCCAGTATCTTGCTCAAACCGCTTAACTTCATCAAACTCATAGATGGCCTCCTTAGCCTTCTGAATTTCTTCGTCTAGGTACAGGTTTGCTGCTTCCATGCGTTCACGACTAATAGGTATACCCTGTTCCTCCATATCCATCAGGAACAGCGTACCAGGGATCAAGATTTCTTTGTAGACGTGCAGCAGCTTATCGTTTTTCTGAATAATAGGCCAGAACTTATGGAAAAGGTCGTATGTAACGGCTGTATCAATTGCAGCATAACGACTAATAACATCAAACGGAATGAGGTCATAGGTAAAGTCATCTTGTAAGACGCCATTCTTAGCGCAATACTCCTTTTTGAAGTCATCAAGCTCGCTATCATAATCGCCATAGTCTGTGTACTTAAGAGCAAGCTGCTTTAGGCCGTGCGTATCGGCCTCGTCTAGCACATAGTGCATGACCATAGTGTCATGTACACGACTACGATCAAAGTCTAGACCCAAGTGATACTTAATCATCTTGTAGTCAAATTTCATATTGTGGAACACTATGTTAAAATCTTTAACAATCTGTTCCAGCAACTTCATGCACTCCTCATCCAAGCAGTCTGTTAGGATATAACGGCCATGCTTAGACTTATAACTCATGGACAAGCCTAGCACATACCCGTCTCGCGGATATAGTGCTGTGGTTTCCGTGTCTAGTGCTACATATCCTTGTGCATTGGCAAGCACTTCTTGGAAAAAGGCGATAGCTTCTGCTGTGTTATCAATCCCCTTATAGTCTCCCTCAGCAGTTGGTCGCAAAACCCCCTCGATATACTTGTGGATTTTATCAACTGCTCGTTGGAAATCAGGTTTTCCTTCCGGCTTAAAAGCCAACATAGCAGGGTTACTAATAGGAATAAATTTATCATTTACTAGCTGTCCAGCATAATTTGTTACTGAAGTAATTTTAGCATATTCTTTGGCTGCTTCTGCACCCACCAGTATAACATAGTTATATGGATCTAAATCAATCTCTAAATCTACATCTTTTTTGAGTAGTTTTGTAATTGGTTTGCTACTCATGTGATAGTGATCAAACTCGAAATTGAAATATTCACTATATCTAGTGCGATTGGGTGCTTTATCAATAACTGCAATTTTCATTTGTTTAGTTCCTTGTGCGATACTTTATTATAGCGTATCTTGGCTAAATATTCAAGACTATTTATCAATATACTCTGAAATGCTGCGTATATCTTCTTTGTCTAATTCGCCTGGGTCTGTGCCTTCTGGCAAATTTATAATTTCTACTATAAAGCCCTCTTGTTCTATCACAGGCTTTAGTTGTTGTGCTGCTTTTCGACCGGCATCATCCCCGTCAAAAAGCAAATAAATATGTGTAATCCCCTGCGCCTTAAATGGCAACAGCTTTGCCTTAGTTTCATTCTGAAGTGTATTAGTGCCAAATGCACAAACAACATTTTCTAGTCCGTTGTCGTACAGGTTTAGCATATCAAATATACCCTCCACCAAAACCATGGACTTATAACCACTAGGTAGATGACTAGGGAATACTGGTATACGAACTCCACTAGGATAGTTTACGTACCTAGGATTACCATTACTCATTGTATGGCGAGCAACAAACACAACAATTTTTCCAGTAATGTCCTTAATAGGAAATACTATTCTGTCCTGCAGCTTCTCTACTTGATTTGTGTAGAATGCACCAAAATATCGTAATGTTTGTGGACTAATGCCACGGAACTGCTTAGTATATGGAGTGTGCCCAGTTGGTAAATCAAGTCCAGTACCACTAGTTTTTAATTCTGCCAATTTTTCTTTTAAGGCAGCTATTCTAATTGGTACTGGGTTGGTAAATACACCAAAAAATTTAAATATGTTAGTTTTAAATCCGCAACTAAAGCAGTGTGCAACACCCGACACCCTATCTACACGAAAACTAGGATTCGAATCTTCGTGCTCTGGGTTTAAACATTTAATCAAATAGTCACGGCCCGAGACAGTAAAGCCCAGGCCGTTTTTATTTATCAGTTCTAGTACGGGGTCACTCATTTAATCACCATGGTGGTAAATCTGCACTGCTGTCATCTTGTTTTAGATCAGGCTGTTCTTTCTTTTTACCAGCCTTTTTAATTGGTTCTTTAGCTGCTGGTCTGTCTACGGACTGTGGACTAATTCGTAAGGTATCCCAGTCGATAGGACACGTGAATGCCATTTCTTTGCCTCCACGAATTTTAGTGGTTTCAAAGCTAATTGCATTTGTCTCTTTGTCATGGGCTTCCATTGTAAGAGCAATATCGGCTGCATCAAGAATACCTTTCGCAAATCGGGCTTCACCTGTTGCATCAATTTGATACGGCGATACCATAACCACTTCGTACTTACGTGCCAAGTTTTTAAGCTTTTTGGACACTTCAATTTGTGGTTTCCAATCATACTGATCCTGCCCTTCTAG